TCAAGAGAATATTTCTCTGACACGTTGGCCTTGCTCTTTTTTATGTTCTTCTAATAAATGTGAATACGTGTCTAACGTTTGTGATATAGTAGCGTGACCTAAACGTTTACTTATATACTCGATTGGTATGCCTTTAGATAGTAAGTAAGATGTGTGCGTATGTCTGAGTGAATAGGGAGTTATATTATTATCGTTTAATCCTATCACTTCTTTTGCTTTTCTAAATGCTTTACTTACTGATGTATGACTAACCGAGAATAACTTGCCATCAATTCTACGCGGCATTTTAGCTAATTTTGAATTTATGTGCATGATATCTTTTGAATTAACTTCTACATCACGTTTTGAATTCTTTGTTTTCGTTCCAGGCAAATGAATTATGCCATTCGCTTTGTTTAGATCTTTGTAAGTCATATTGATGACATCGCTATATCTTGCGCCAGTAATGCCTAATAGATATAGCAAAACATAACTTTCTTCATCTCTTTTCTTGAAATAATCTAGCAAGTTTAAATAGTCTTTTATCGTAATAAACTTAAATTTCTCATCTTTAGCTTTTTCAGTCCCTTTGATATTTACATTATAAGTAGGGTCTTTCTTCAAATAGCCATCGTATAACGCGTCTCTAATACATCTAGCAAGACAACCGTGAACTTTTCTTACTGTTTCATCAGTGTGACCTTGTGCGTATTGATTTAAAAACTTTTGATACTCACTACGTGTGATATTTTTAACTAACATTTTTTCTCCGAAATACTCACTGAATAATTTAATCGATCTTTCATACCAGTAGAATTGTTTGCTAGACAACTGTTTCTTGTTCTTAATTTTTATCCAGTCATCGTAGTAGTCAACGAACTTTTTATTATCTTCAATGTTGTTGCCATCTTCTAAATCTCTAATTAATTGTTGTGCTGCGTTTGTAGCCTCAGCTTTTGTTTTAAATCCAGATTTACGTTTTTTGCCAGATTTCAAACTAGGGTGTTTAACATCGTATTGCCATGATGAGCTTGTCTTATTTTTGCGTTTTGTTACTGTAAATGTTGTCATTTTCCGTGTTCCTCCTTAAAAAAAGTAAAAAAATAATAAGGGTAGGCGTGCTACCCGTAAAATTATTGTGCTGGTGTATTTTGTACTTCTTGTTGTCGTTTAGCCCAACTTTCATATCCTTCGTTTTTGCCAACCCAACGTGGACCTCCTACATGGGCATTTGGATCGTTCCAAACTTTCTCGCTATCTTTACGTGCCTGTTCATAATCTCCGCGACCATAACCCATTTGACTTTCATCGTGCGTCGTAGGTTTATTTTTATTCCATTCATTTATTTGTTCTTGTGTCATATAACCATTGTTATTTTGTGATTGTTGATTACTACTTTGTTGTTGATTATTGTTTTGCTGAGTAGCTTGCTTACCTTGCGTACGTTCATTATTACCATTATTGTCTTGTGATTTGCCATTATCATTTTTAGATGTGCTTTGTGATTCAATACTAGTAGTGTCATCGTTTTTTGATTCTGATTTTTTATTGTCTTTAGAATTATCTTTCTTATCATCTGATTTCTTATCTTTCTTTGGATCATTAGATTTTTTGTGTTCAGATGTTTTGTTATCTTCTTTCTTCTCACTATCGTTGTTACTACATGCACCTAATACTAATAAACTAGCAAAAATTAAAAAAAGAACCTTTTTCATTCTACATTTCTCCTTTATTAGCTATTTGTTTAAGTAAACTGATAATTTCATCATTTTGTTCTATTATCTTTTTATTTTGTTTTACTATCTCATCATTTTGTGCTATTTGTACATATGAAGTTGTTTTCATATCTTTATAGTGCATGAATTTAGCTTGTTCTTTTTGATTAAGATTGGATCCTATACCGATTAAATTATAAATATCATCAAAGCTATTAGCCTTATTTTGCTGATAAAATGCGTTTGAAGTAACTTTAGTCGGACTTTCGATCCCTTGTTTTTCAATACCTTTTTCTCGTATTTCTGTCATCTTATCTTGTCTATTGAAAAAAGCATTATCCTTACCAATAGCTTTGTTTACTTCTTCTGTCAGTCTAGGGTCTTTATTTCTTTGTAATTGTGCCAGTCTTTCTTGTTCTTCTATACTAAGTGAGTCAATTACTTTTTTATCTTTTTTATTTAATCCGGATTTTATAATACCAAGCGCATAACCGTTCTTAAAACCAATGTTTTTTTAGTCATAATTTTTTCTCCTTTGTTTATATTTCTTTATATTTAAAAACTCTCAACGGATCAAATGTAATTAGGTATTCTTCGTAGTGAGTTCCAATACCATATTTATTTTTGTAATGTTTCAATATTTCTGCTATGTACTCTTCACTTAATTGAACATATTCAGCTAATTCATATAAGTTACTAACACCATAGTTGTGCGCCTCCACAATAATGCGCAAAGGTAGAGCAGCTTCATATCCGTGACGCCTAGCGTAGTTTTCAAATTTACGGTTGTTGAATTTAGATTGGTCTAAGATGTTTCCATATGTAAGTTTATGATGTGCCAGTTCTTCGTAGAGAACTTTTATTTTTTCTTTTTCGGACAAGTCACTTTTTATATAAACAGTTCCGTTCATATAAAATCCCGATTGGAAAGATGGTAGTTTGTTAGTTTCTTTAATTTCTACCATATCATTATCTATACAAATTTCTTCATATAACCCCATAAAAACACCCTTTATTTGTCTCTATTCTTAACCCACTCAATAAACTTATTGACTTCTTCGATTTCTTCTTCTGTTAGACCCTCTTTGTCAAAATGAGCAGCCATAGTGTCTTGTTGTCTTGTTTGTTCACTTCCATTAAATCCAAGTAAATACTCTGTACTAATATGGAGTGCGTTCGCAAAATCTTCCGCACGGTTTAACGGAAATTCTCTTGTTAAATTCAAGTAACGTGATACAGCAGATTTGGCCATTCCTACACGACGAGCTAATTCACTAAGTGACATGTTTTGTTCTTTTAATGTTGTTTTAATTATTGTGATTATTTCATCATTTGTTCTCATTTTTAGTATCTCCTGAATGATTAATTTGTTCTTACTAGTGAACAAATTAATTATAACACCGTTCCCAAACGAATACAATGTATAGGTAGAAAAACTTTTTTTGAATTTTTTAAAGTAAAATGTGTTGACTAACGGGAACAATACGTGTTAAGTTATATACAGTTCTCAAAAGGGAACGAACGGAGGTGACAACATGGTACTTAACTTAAAAAGATTGAGAGCAGAAAGAATCGCTTGTGGAATAACGCAAGATGAGATGGCACACAAGATGGGGTGGAAAACAAGAACTCCATATGCAAAAAGAGAAAATGGGATTGTAGATATTGGAGCGAATGAGTTTATTAAAATGGCTAAGATATTAGGCTATGAAACAAATAATTTAGATATTTTTTTTACTCATGATGTTCCCGAAAAAGAACGGAAAACAACTTAAAGGAGGAAATCAAATGCAAGACACAATTAATCAGTTTCTAGAATTTAGAAAGCAATTTACAGCCAGTCAGTGGCACGAAATTAATAATATTATTGATAGTCAATATAGAAAAAAAGCCGCCGAGCTGCAACTCGACGACCAAGATGTTGAAACGATCAAAAATATTATTACTGAACAAAAAATTATGAACTAACTATTTGAATGAAGCTAGGGTGAATTCGGTAATCTCTACCTTTGTAATGAATCATGACATAGTCCTGTTGGTACATCGTATTAGCTTTTGATTTTTGAATCGGAGACCATAACTCAGCATTTTCTTCCCACCAAGTTGACGGAGAAGTCATACGAGGTCCCATCACGCAGTTCTCATCATCATGAAGATTAACCCATTCACCTAAAAGACAAGCGTAAACATTTTTCATTAAATCACCTCCTTTTATAAGGAGTATAGCAGAAAGGAGCATAAACAATATGCAAGATTTACAAGTATTTAATTTTGAAGAATTACCAGTAAGAACATTAACAGTAGATGAGGAACCATATTTTGTAGGAAAAGATGTGGCGGAAATTTTAGGATATTCAAAAGCTCGAAACGCTATTGCTAAACATGTTGATTTTGAAGATAAAAAGGATGCCCCAATTCGAGGCCCCCTTGGTGGTACTCAAAAAATGACCATCATCAACGAAAGTGGATTATACAGTTTAATTTTTTCGAGCAAATTAGAAAGCGCTAAACGTTTCAAACGTTGGGTAACTTCAGAGGTTTTACCTACATTAAGAAAAACTGGAACTTATCAAATACCTAGCGATCCAATGCAAGCGCTCAAGTTGATGTTTGAAGCAACGGAACAAACTAAAGAAGAAATAGCGACTGTTAAAGCAGATGTTATTGATATCAAAGATAATCAAAAGCTAGACGCCGGAGAGTACGGATTGATAACAAAAACAGTTCATCAACGCGTTGCTTATATCAGACAAATTCACGGACTACCTAATAATAAAGAAGTTAACAAACCTTTATATAGAGATATTAACAGTAACGTAAATACGATGGCTGGTATTAAAACAAGAACACAATTAAAACAAAAACATTTCGATGACGTAATGAATATGATCACAAATTGGTTTCCATCTCAATCAACAATGTATGTCATCAAACAATTAGAAATGGAATTTGAAAACGAAGTATAAGGAGTGATAGCAATGGAATACATTGGATTTGCGGACGCTATCGAGTTTGTGAAAATAAGTGGAATTTCTAAAAACGATTTAGAAAAGCACGTTTATAGCAATAAAGAGTTCCAAGAGAAATGTATGTACAGATTTGGCAAGAATCATAAACGCTACATCAAGATTAGACCGGCAATTGACTTTATAGAACAAAATTTAATGGTGTCAGAAACGGCGCTTTAGAGGAGGCTTACCGAAGAAAGAGGATATATCGAAAAACTTTTAGAAATGAAAGGAGAGGATGATAAATGAAATATCTATTAAGTTATATGTCGATGTTCATCGCAATGATCATCACATTACTTTTAGGAGGTGGTTTCACAACGGTATTAGGGTTTTCGGTACTCTCTCTTATTTTCAGCAGTTTCTTCTGGGAAAAGTGGCTTGAGATAACAAAAAAGACTGAAAGACGCGCCAACGCCTAACAGTCTAAAATCAAAAATTAATCAAAATATACAACTTAATTTAATCAAAATATACGGAGGTAGTCAAATTGAAACAGTTAAAAATAAAGAAATTATCAATCGAAAATTTTGCAGGCTTAAAAAATCAAGTTTTTGAATTTAATGGCAATGATGCAAGAGTATATGGTGCTAATGGTACAGGAAAGACTACAACTGCTACAGCACTACAATGGCTTTTATTTGATAAAGGGCTTGATGGTTCAACTAAATCATTCAACCCTGTTCCTTTAGACGAAAATAACGAAGAGGAATATGAGTTAATCCCTACTGTTGAAGTTGAGTTGGATAACAACGGAAAAACTCTAAAAATCAGAAAAGAAAGTCATCCTAAATATACAACTAACAAAACAACAAACCGTAAAGAATATAGTCGTTCAAGAACTAAAAAGCAATATATTAATGACGAAAGTTTAAAAGTAAAAGACTTTCAAAGTCGTATTAGTGAGCTAGTAAGCGAAGATGTATTCAAACTCATCACAAACCCAGCAGCGTTTAATCAACTACATTGGAAAGAACAACGTACCATTTTGTTTGAAATTGCGGATGACATCGATACAGAAACAATTATCAAGACTAACAAAGACTTTGAAGCAATTCCCCAAATACTAGGCGATCATGATATAGAGACTAAACAAAAAATTCTAAAAGATAAAATTAGTCAAATCGAGAAAGATATCAAAGATATTCCTATTCGTATCAATCAAACAGAAAGTAACAAGCAAAAGGTTCCGAAATATGATGAAGAGCGATACGAAGAACTTAAACAAGAGATTGAACGATTAGGCAAAGAAAGAGTAGATATTCAAAATGGTAAAGCTGAAATTGATTTACGTAATCAATTAGCTGATAAACAAGCTGAGTTAAAGCGTCTTGAAGATAACCATGAAGCTAACAATGAAAACCGTATAACTTCTTTAAATAACGAATTCAATGTAGAAGAAGGAACGGTATCTAATCTAAAAACACAAATTAAAAATAATAAGCAGCAAATTGATTATGAAAATAATCGACGCAAAACGTTGTTAGATAAACATAAAGAAATTCAATCTCAAATTGAAGAAGTGAAAAACAGACAATTTGAATATAAAGACGACGGTGTTTGTAGTTGTTGTGGCCAACCATTACCAACTGATCAAGTTGAACAAGCAAAAGAAAAAGCACTAAAACAGTTTAATAAAAATAAATCTCAAGAGATTGAAGAGTTAAATAACTCTAAAGAAAGAGTTGTAAACGATGGTAAACAAATAAAGCCGACTATCGAAAAATTAGAGAGTCAAAATAATAGTTTACAAATCAGAGTCAATGAAGCTGAAGAGAAGTCACAACGCATTCTCAATAAAATCAATCAACTTAAAGCAAGTAGCGTAAGTGTAACTCAAACAGAGGAGTATAAGTCAGTTCTTAATGATATTAATGAGATTAATAATAAACGTAAAGACATTAAAGCAACTATTAATGATCAACTTGTTAATATCGACAATCAAATAACAGAACTTACTCAAGAGAAAGTAGAGTTTGAAAATGTAAAAGCTATCGAGTCTTCAAATAAACATCTTGATGACGCTATCAGAGAATTAAGAATGCAAGAAGATAATTTACTAGATGAAAAAGAAGAACATGTACACCAAAACCAAGTACTGAAAGCATTTGTAACAACACGTGTAAAAATGCTTACTGAAAATGTAAATAATAAATTTAATATTGCTGAATTTAAACTCTTTAACCAATTAGTTAATGGAGAACTAGAAGAAACATGTGTCACAACTGTTGATGGTGTTGAATATAGCGGTGGTTTGAATAATGCAGCAAGAATTAATGTTGGTTTAGATATTATCAATACATTATCACAACATTATAAAATCACTGCTCCGATATTCATTGATAACGCAGAAAGTATCACAGATATTATTCCAACAGAATCACAACAAATTCAATTAATTGTAAGTGGACAAGATAAAAATTTAAGAATGGAGACGATTTAATATGGTAAACAATCAAGTACAACCAACAAACTTAAAAATGGTTCAAGAAAGAATTGTTAATGAAAAAAACGTAACAGATGAAGTATTAAATAAAATTAACGTTTATCAAGCACAAGGTAATTTATCATTACCTTCAGGATATTCTGCAGAAAATGCGTTAAAAGAAGCATGGTTAGTAATTAGTCAAAACAGCAAATTAGCAAACTGTACTAAAGAAAGTATGGCGCAAGCACTATTAGGAATGGTTACACAAGGTTTAAATCCATCTAAGAATCAATGCTACTTCATTCCTTATGGTAATAAAATGCAAATTCAGCGTAGCTATCACGGAAATATCATGATGTTAAAACGTGATGCGGGAGCAAAAGATGTAGTTGCTCAAATTATCTACAAAGGTGATTCATTCAAACAAGAGCTAGATGGTACAGGTCGTATTAAAGATATTAAACATGAACAAGATTTCTTTAATATCGATAAAGACAATATTGTAGGTGCTTATTGCACAATAGTTTTTGATGATGGTCGAGATAACTATATCGAAATTATGAATATCGATCAAATTAAGCAAGCTTGGATGCAGTCATCAATGATTAAAGATGAACAAGCGCTTGAGAAATCAAAAACGCATAATAATTTCAAAGAAGAAATGGCCAAAAAAACAGTTATTAATCGTGCAGCTAAACGTTATATTAATAGCTCAACAGACGATAATTTACTCAAATTTGCGAGAGAGTCAGAAACTCGTCAACGTAAAGAAGTCCTCGATACTGAAGTAGAAGAAAACGCAAACCAAGAAGAATTAGACTTTGAGCAACCGCAATATGAAGAAGCAGAATACAAAGAAGTGGAAGAACCTGAAATAACTGATGTTAGTAATTTCGAAGAAGTGCCTCAACAAGAAGAAAATAAACAGGAAAGTGAGAAAGAACCATTTTAATCGAAACGTTAGCAACAGGGTCCAGTGGGAATTGCTATCATCTTACAGATGGTAGCACCTCACTTTTGATTGAAGCTGGTATCAGATTCGAAAAGGTTCAAAAACACTTTAAAGGACGTACAAGAAAGATAAAAGGTTGCTTAATTACTCATGAACATGGAGATCATGCACAGTATGTAAAACAGTATTTAAGTGAAGGCATCAATTGCTATGTGACACTCGGCACACACAATGCAATAAACATTGAAAGTCATAGAATATACAACATTAAATCTAAACAAGAAATAAGAATTGGCACTTGGTCTATATTGCCTTTTGATATTGATCATGACGCTAATGAGCCTGTAGGTTTTCTATTGCAAAGCGTACATGGATACAAAGTCTTATATGTTACAGACACTAAGTATCTTAAATATAAATTTAAAGGGCTCACACACATGATGTTAGAAGTTAACTATGTCTATGAACAAATGCAGCAAAATATAAATGATGGTGTTATACACAACGCGCTAGCGAATAGAATAATGCAATCACACTTTAGCTTAGAACATGCTATTGGAATGTTAAAAGCGAATGATTTATCAAATTTAGAAGAAATACATTTAATTCATTTAAGTAGTAATAATGCAAATACAGAACAGATTAAAACAAGTATTCAAGAAGTAACAGGCGTTCCTGTTTATATAGGAGGACTATAGATGATTAATAGAGTTGTATTAGTAGGAAGATTGACAAAAGATCCAGAGTTTAGAACTACGCCTAACGGTGTTGAAGTAACAAACTTCACACTAGCGATTAATCGTAATTTTACGAACGCACAAGGCGAACGTGAAGCAGATTTTATAAACGTTATAACTTTCAGAAAGCAAGCTGTAAATGTAAACGAGTATTTATCTAAAGGAAAATTAGCAGGCGTTGATGGTCGTATTCAATCACGCAGCTATGAAAATCAAGAAGGTCGTCGAATATTTGTGACTGAAGTTGTCGCAGATAGCGTTCAATTTCTTGAACCTAAAAATTCAAATGGTGGCCAACAAGACTCTTATCAACAACAAACAAGAGCTCAGCAAGGACAAAGCAGACAACAAAGCAATGAACCGGTTGGGGATAACCCGTTTGCAAACGCTAATGGTCCAATTGATATTAGTGATGACGATTTACCATTTTAATTCAACCAATTTAGAAGTGAGGTGTTCATATGACTGGTTGGATAAGTTTGCACCGTTCAATTCAAAAACATTGGTTGTTTGAAGAAAAAAGGAAGTTTTCACGATTTGAAGCATGGATAGATATCTTGCTGATGGTAAATCATACAGACAACAAAATTATGCATGACGGAGACTTAATAACTGTCAAACGAGGTCAAAGAATCACATCACTTAGACAACTTGGTGAACGTTGGAGTTGGTCGATAACTAAGGTAGATAAATATTTAAAAATTTTAGAAAGTGATGGAATGTTAGACGTAAAAAAAGACACTAAAAAAACAGTTCTAACCGTTGTCAATTATGACGATTACCAAGATGGAGATTTTAAAAAAAGACACAGAAAAGACAGTGAAAAGACAGAGAAAAAACACAGAAGTAACACAGAAAAGACACAGAAAAAAACAAACAATAATGATAATAAAGAGAATAATGAAAACAATGATAATAATGATGTTGTTGTAGGCGACGACTTCGCTTCGATTTACAACCTGTACCAAGAAAATATTGAACAGGTACCAAGTCCAATTACAACGGAAAAACTAACTCAAGATATAGATCATTATGGAAAAGATTTAGTAGCCTATGCAATAAAAAAAGCTGCACTCAATAATTCTCATAACTATAAATTCATAGATTACTTACTTAAAGATTGGCGTAAGCGTAACTTAACAACCATAAAAGCAGTTAAGCAATACGAACAACAAAGGCAGGAACAAAAAGAAAAGACTTATAAACCTAGAGTCGTTCAATCAAAAGAGAAAACACCAGATTGGTTAAATGACCGTGAGCAAGAACAAGTTACTAAAGTTGATCCAAAACTAGATAAAGACAGAGAAGACTTTTTAAGAAGACTTGAAGAAAACTGGGGACAACAATAACAAGTAACAATTAACGAACTATTATTTTGAGGTGAGTTATGGAAATAGAGATTAATTTTAATGATACGTATAAGGAACCTATCGGCTCTCCTCGTCCACGTTTTAGAAATGCAGGTAAATTTATCCAAACATATATGCCAACATCTTATACGAAGCATAAAGCATATATACAGAGTCAGTTACCTAAAAAGATGTTGAACAGCAGATTAAAAGTGTCAATATATTTTTACTTTGCACCACCTAAAAGTTGGACTAAGAAACAAAAGTTAATATCGATAGGTCAATACAAACGTACGAAACCAGATATAGACAATCTAATCAAAACAGTGCTAGACGCTGCTAATGACCATTTATGGAAAGACGACAATCAAATTTCGCATATTGAAAGCTTTAAGCAATATGCAGAAGAACCAAAAATAATCATGAATGTAGAGGAAGTGGAGTAAATGGAAATCGCAAAAATGAGAGTTAAAAATAAATATTTTAGTATCACACCTGATGTAGCAGAAAAAATGCAAAAAGCAGATATCAATTCAGTCATTTTAAGACAAAGATTAGCATCTGGTTGGAACTTCGAAGACGCAATAGAAGCTCCTATTGGAGTAAGACGTAATGAGTGGGATAGTTTGAAACCTAAAGAGGACGAAATCGCTAGTTATAAAGAGAGAATGGAGCAACGAAGATTACAAGAGTTGAAACGTAAGAAACCACATTTGTTCACAGTGCCTCAAAAACATCCTCGTGGTGAATGGTGCACGCACCTTATGGAAAATGACATCTTTCCTAGAAAGGTGGTTAGATCATGAGTGTTAGAGATTTAAATAGAGGCGATAAAATCAAAATCCAAGAGGTTAATGGTATTGAAACTACAGTGAAAATAAAAAGTGTATATCTTTTAACTGGGTCAAAAACTGGGCCAAAAACTGAGTCAAACCTTGCTATAGATAAATGGTTTGCTGATGTAGAAGCAATTGACGGGAGAACTTGGACTATTGATGATAGTTACGATTTTTACTCAATGCCCAATGAAACTAAACCAGAAGAAAAGACATTAAATGATAAAGTCGAACGCCCATCACACTATCATAGCGATAAAGGTATAGATTTGATAGAATTTTGCCGTCAACAATTCACAGAAGAAGAATTTAGAGGTGCTATGAAATTTACTCAAATGAGATATGCGCTTAGAACAGGAAGAAAAGAAGATGATGTGCAAGATCAAAAGAAATTAGGAGAATACGCAAATAGATTTATTGGGGCTTTAGAAAATGACAACTAGCACATTAGAATTATCCTCAACAATCAACCAACGATACAGATACAACACACAAGGCAAGACACCTACCCAGATACAACAGGAATTACGCAAGTTAGGTGTCAACGGCTTTGTGGTTAAGGTAGCAGGAAACAGAGTGGCGATGAAAGTTAGTGAAAACGATATTAAAAAGAACAGGGAGTGCATGAGAAATGGCTTATGAAAAAATCGAATTAGTATACGCATTAATGAGTGGAGATATTTATATGGCACGTATAAACGATGATGGGACTATGAACCTAAGAAATAGACGTATTGCTACAGATGATGTTATGAAAGCGGCTGCTGAATGGTTTATAGGTAATAAAAAAACTGTTGCACATTTTAAAGGACATGGAACTTTAGCATGGGTTCCTGAAAAAGAAGGAATGACACCACAAGATGTAAAAGAATATATAGATAAGTTGAAAAGTTGAGAGTGCTAAACTATTAAATCATTAAACAGGGAGTGTGTGAAGTGAACGCAGAAGCTAAGTTTGTATCTAGTGTTATGGATGCTAGATTGAAGAAGGTTAAAAGAGAACGTGACAGTTTACTTAAACAACGTGATGAACTCATCAATGATATGGCAGAGGTTAAAAAGAAGGCAAAGGCGTGGAATAAGTTAAAAGAAGAAAAAATGAATGACTATAAACAATATAGCGACAAGTTAGAGGAAGTATGGGGCTTTGATTATATAAGTAGACCGATTGAAAACTATTTAGGCGAAATGGAAATAATATTAAAACGCATGGACGAACTCGACGGAACACATGAGTTTCAAAATTTATTAAGTGATTTGGAGTGTGGTAGTGATGAGTGATATTTATATCATTTTTTATACAGACCAAAGTTGTATTGATGAAGATAGGTCTTGGGTAGAAGAAATTTATTTTACTGATAAGAACAAAGCCATCAAACATTTGAAAGATAAAGGTTATGTACACGAACTAGATGATATGTACGTTATGTTATGGACTGAAGCTGAAATTATATTACTTAACAAACAGGAGGAAAAGTAAATGACAAATACATTAACAGTTGATCAATTACAAGAATTACTACAAATTCAAAAGGAATTCGACGATAGAATACCGACATTAAATTTACAGGATAGCAGAATTGCCTATGTTGTTGAGTTCTTTGAGTGGTTTAATACGCTAGAAACCTTCAAGAATTGGAAAAAGAAACCGGGCAAGCCGTTAGATGTACAATTAGATGAATTGGCAGACATGTTGGCGTTTGGGTTGAGTATCGCTAATCAAAGAAATATTAAAGAGAAACATGTCGAGGAAATTTCTAACAGAATAAGCGCTCAAAAATATAAGAATTCTTTTGATTTCTTTGATAAAGATTATACTAATGCATTTTTAAGTGAAATTAATAATTTAGTAAATGAAAAAGAAATCATTGTACCTATACATTTAGTTTTAGGTATTGGGAAAGTTCATTATACAATCGACCAACTCATCTCAGCTTATAAAAAGAAAATGGAGCGAAATCATGCAAGACAAGATGGGAAAGCAGACGAAGACAAAGGCTACGTGTAAGAAAGACATATTAGAAAAAGTGAAAGAGGTGTTAGGGAAATGACACAATACTTAATCACAGAAATACAAGACAGTACAGGATATGTTCATAGGCACGTTAGCAAAGTTAGAGAGAATGAATACATGAATGTAGTAGAAGCTGAAAGTGAAAATGAGGCTTTAGAGAAACACAAAGTACAAATGCAAGTTGAAGCGATAAAGAAATTTGGCAAGTTTCTAAAGGGTTTAACGGACAGATTGAATAAGGAGTGAATAAGTTGATTAAACGAATGTTAAAGATTTGGTTTACTATCGCTATGTATGAGTTAGGTAAATGGTTGGGTAGAGAGTTGTATTATAAGTTAACTGCAAACGATGAGGTGGAAGTGCCTAAGGACTTCGACGAAAACGACCACGTTCATTTAAATGGCATATACGGAGGTTATTAATATGTGGGGCGTAATAGCGATTATTATATTGGTGTTGCTTCTGTTTGGTTCATTGCTTGAACAGAATGATCTAAAGCACCAGTTAGAAGTGAAAGATTATGAGATTAAGACCTTAAAAGATAAGTTAGAGAACGGAGGGTAAGTAGTATGAGTTGGATAAGCTTAACAGCAACGCTAATTATGTTTATTGTGTGGATGTTCACTATGCATAAGTGGAAGGAAGCAGAAAGGAAATTAGAGATTAAAGGAATGGAACTTTCTAACTCAAAAAGAGATGTAGCATTTTGGAAAACATCAGCTAAAGCTCATCAAGATGAATTAGACTTCATATATAGAAAAAACATCGAATGTGAAAAGTTAAATGAATATGAAGTAGAGCATCAAACGGACACGACTGGTAAATATATTGTAGAAGTTAATAAAGGTGTTTACTTGAGAAAATCTATACTTACAACATTTAGAAATGTTGAAGTAGTTTATAATTTTACAGACGACTTCGAAAAAGCTAGTAAGTTTAAAGATGTTAAAGAATGTAAAAAGATAGCTAAACAATGTAAAGGTAAAGTTTTATACGATAGTCCTAATTGGGAGGTAGTATAGTGATAACGATTGAACGACATGATATAAAGAAGTTAGAAGATTATATCAAGAACATAGAACGCTACAGACGAGAGTTGAAAGTGAGAGAGTATGAATTACTAGAAAACCACGAACCCAAGAATGTAGGTGCAGGTAAAAGTAAAATACCAGGCAACCCTATTGAGAGAGAATCAATTAAGAAGTTAAGTGACAATCGTTATAACAACTTACGTAACATTGTAAAAGGTGTAGATAAGCTTATTTATGAATCAGATGAAGATACACAAGACTTAATGCGCTTGAGATACTGGGAATGTCCTATAGGCTGTAGTGAGTGGGAGGATATAGCTGACTACTTTGGAACAAGTAAGACGAGTATATTAAGACGACGTGACGCAATGATAAATAGATTAGTAGAGTTGATAGGTTATGTATGAAGTGGACTTTAGAGCTATGTAAGTCCGTAAAAAAACAGTATATTATGATATTGTGAAGTATATTGATACTTGACGCGTTCTGATTGCTTGCGCACATTCATATAAGCAATCCTATTAGAGGCTAGCCAATGATTTGGTTAGACCTCCTTTTTTATTATGTGAAAGGGAATAAAACAAAGATGTAAGAACAAAACTATTTTTTGCATATTCATCACTTTATAAAAAAGCAAAGGTTTTTCATGGAAATTCTAATAATTTTTTATTATAATTGTGGTGCAACATAATAACTAATTATTGGAGGAATAGATAATGGTACAAGATGAAATTTGGGTAGAACTTGGTCATTTAGAGAGAGATGTTTCAAATAGTAACAATACTATTTTAGGTAGTTTTGAAAAAAGCGCCGGTTTAGAAGATAGGTTAAATTGGTTTATAGCTAATTACTTTGCTCAATTTCAAAAGTTTGAGATGCTAGGTTCATATTATATTTTAGATGTTTTCGATTTTAATAAGTCAGGTAAAGTTTTATTATTATCAAAAGATAAAGGTCTGATTTTTAATAATAATAGTAAAACTGTAAAAAATATTAAATATAAAATTGAAAGTAATGAAATACACTATTCAAAATTAGCTATTTTTGATGAGTTACAAGATAAAGTAGTAACAGAACCAGAAATACATGAGATTCTATTAAAAATTGATAGTAGTGAAGATGAGTATCAAATATCAAAAGATGATTTGATTAACCAACATCCAAATAAAAGTTTTGAGAATTTTATCGAAGAAATAGTTTTTTGAATAAATTTTAAAAATACTCTCTTTAAGAGGGTATTTTTTATACACAAATTTAAGCAATTAGCGTGAGAGTGGTGATATATGAGATGAAGTTAACAGTAAAACAACAGAGATTTGCAGATGAATATATCAGATTAGGGGAAGTTACTAAAGCTGCAATTAACGCAGGTTATAGTATAAAATCAGCTTATGCAGTAGGAAGCGAAAACTTGAAAAAACCTAGTATAAAATCCTATATTGACAAGCGTTTGGAAGAACTCAAAAAAGAAAGTATTGCCGAGCAGGATGAAATATTGCAGTATTTAACGTCAGTTATGCGTGGAGAAACGACTGAACAAACGTTAGTTGCTCAAGGTGAAGGTTATCAAGAAATAGATAACATTGATGTAGGTGCTAAAGATAGGATTAAAGCTGCAGAACTCTTAGGTAAACGATATAGAATGTGGACTGAAAAAGTTGAAGCCGAAGTAACCACACCAATATTTGTTGACGATGTTCCGGAAGATGATTAGACATGGCCGAAAGACCAAAAATCAGTCCCTCAAAAACAATCGGTGGTGGCTACAACAAATTCTGGCACAATAAAAATTTTTATAGAGTTGTAAAAGGTAGTCGTGGTAGTAAGAAATCAAAGACGACTGCAATCAACTTTATTTATCGTTTAATGAAGTATGAATGGGCAAATTTGCTTGTTGTAAGACGATTTAGTAATACAAATAAACAATCAACATATACAGATTTGAAGTGGGCTACAAACCAATTAGGTGTAGCTCACTTATTTAAGTTTAATGAGAGTTTACCAGAGATTACTTACAAGAAAACTGGCCAAAAGATATTGTTTCGTGGTTTAGATGATCCTTTGAAGATTACATCAATCACAGTTGATACTGGGATATTATGTTGGGCATGGTTTGAAGAAGCCTATCAGATTGAAACATTTGATAAATTTAGTACTGTTGTTGAATCTATTCGCGGTAGTTATCAAGATGATAATTTCTTTAAACAAATTACAGTTACATTCAACCCTTGGAGTGAACGTCATTGGCTTAAACCTACATTCTTTGATGAAGATACTAAGCTAAACAATACATTTTCATACACAACAACATTTCGAGTGAACGAATGGCTTGATGAGGTCGATATTGCACGTTATGAAGATTTATACAGAACAAACCCTAGACGTGCAAGAATTGTATGTGATGGAGAATGGGGTGTAGCTGAGGGACTTGTATTTGATAATTTTGAAGTTAAAGAGTTTGATTGGGTTAAAAAGTTAAAAGACAAACAAGTTGTAGCACATGGTAGTGACTTTGGTTTTACTCAAGACCCAACAACACTTGTTAGTACTATTGTAGATACACAGAACAAAGAATTGTGGATATACGACGAATATTACCAAAGAGGTATGCTTACCGACGAGATATATCAAATGTATATAGATAAAGGATTGAAAAATGCCGAAATAGTAGCTGATAGTGCAGAGAAACGTTTAATTACCGAAATCAAGCGTAAAGGTATTTCAAATATTAAACCATCTGTAAAAGGTCAAGGATCTATTATGCAAGGCGTTCAATTTATACAAGGATTTAAAATATACGTACATCCATCTTGTGAACATACGATAGAAGAACTAAACACTTATACATTTGATCAAGACAAAGACGGCAATTGGTTAAACAAGCCTATAGATGAAAATAACCACATACTCGATGCCTTACGTTATAGTTTAGAGAAATTCCACTTCCCTAGAAATAACAAAACAAATGTCAATATTAAGAAAAATATTAGCCGCGCTAAAGCTATGGGCTTATAAGGAGGTAACACATGGCACACGTTAACAACTTTGAAAAAGATAGTGAACGTCGTCAAATGCGTGATGAGATATACAGACGTGACGCAGTTGAAACTTACAAATATGATGGAACTACACAAGACTTGTTAGATAATCCTAACGATATTAGTGACTTCATTCGTCATCATTTAGAGGCACAAGTTCCAAGACTACAAATGTTAGATGATTACTATCAAGGTTTAAACTTCAATATCATGCGTAACAAACGTCGGAGAGAAAAACACTTAGCAGATAATAGAGCGGCACACGATTTTGCTTCATATATCACTGACTTTATTAATGGCTATTGTTTTGGCCATGCAATACAAGTGCAATCAGATAAAGAGATGACACAAAGTAAATTGAATGAGTTACACAGTCTTAACGATGTGGATAGTCACAATCGCTCTTTAGGTTTAGACTTGTCTATCTTTGGTAGAGCGTATGAATACATTATACGTAACCAAGAAGATGAGGTTAGATTTTACAAATCAGATCCACGCAATACTTTCGTTATATATGACACAAGCGTAGAGAAGAATAGTTTGATGGCTATTAGATACTGGAAGGTAGCAACAGAAGATAGCGTAAAGTTAACGGAAGTTGAAAGTAACATTTACTATGTTGATGTTATTACAGATCAAGCAACATATTTCTACGAGGCGAACAGCGTAACTAACTTAGAGTTGTCTGAACGAAAATCACCAGAGGCGCATTCATTCGGTAGAGTTACTATTACAGAGTTCAGTAACAATGAAAAACGTAGAGGAGACTTTGAGAAGGTTATTCCCCTTATTGACTTATATGATGAAGCGCAATCAGATACAGCTAACTATATGAGTGATTTAAACGATGCAATGTTGTTAATTAAAGGTAACGTTGATTTAAACGAAGAGGTAGCAACTTTACAAAAAGAAGCAAACGTATTTCATTTAGCACCTCCTGAATACGCAACAGTGGACGACAAAGTCACTGAAGGTAATGTAGACGCTCAATACATCTATAAACAATATGATGTAAGTGGCGTTGAAGCATATAAGACACGAATTGCTAAAGACATTCACACGCTTACTAACACACCAGACATGACTGATGAAAACTTTGGAGGTCAACAATCTGGAGAAGCCATGAAATATAAGCTATTTGGTTTAGAACAACGTACAGCAATCAAAGAAGGATTGTTCCGAAAAGGATTGGTTAGACGTTACAAATTAGTCGGAGAAATCATGGGCGTGAATAGAGAGATAGACAAAGATAATCTCAAAGATTTAGTATTTACGTTCACTCGAAACTTACCTAAGTCAATTACAGAAGAAATGCAAATGTACATGAGTGCTGGTGGAGAAATTAGCCAACAAACACTGATGTCTCTTGTATCTTTCATAGACAATCCGCAAGATGAAGTCAAACGTATCCAATCAGAGGAAGAAGAAAAAGTAAAACGTTCTGATGATTTAATGTATAAGAACGTACAAAATGAGGAAAATAACATAGAACAATCGACTTCAAACATTGAGGAGTGATGATCTATGACTTATTGGGATAAAAGAGCTCAAGAGATCATTAAAGATGAGACAATGAGCGATAAGGAAATGAGTCAAGAGATTGAACGCATTGTTAACAACATGATTGACGATATAGAGAATGAGATATCTAAGTTCTATGCAAGATACGCAGACAGTGAAGGTATTTCTATTTCCGAAGCTAAAAAGAAGGTAGATACTTTCGACGTTCAATCTTTTGCTAATAAAGCAAGGTCATACGTTAAAAACAATGACTTTAGCGATAGAGCGAACAGAGAACTTAAACAATACAACACAGCGATGTATGTGAATAGAGAGAAGTTACTTAAAGCACAGTTAGGGCTCATTGTAACGTACTCATACGCTCGTATAGAGCAATCTATTTATAATTACATGGAATCATCCTATTATCGTTCTCTTGAGCAACAAGCAGGTATTTTAGGCGAAACAATACATGTATCACTCAACGATGTAAAAACAATTGTCACTGCTCCATTTCAAAACTCTAATTGGTCACGTCGTTTATGGCGTGATATGAAAGTTGTTCGTGCTCATGTTGAAAAGGCTACAAGCCAAGTATTGTTAAGAGGACGACACCCTTATGAGTTTGTGAAAGAGTTCAGAAAAGAAACAGGTAATAGTACTTACGAAATAAGACGTTTACTCATAACAGAAACTGCTAGAGTGCAAACGTTAGCTGCAAAGCGTCATATGTTAGAACAACATGGACCTGATGCAGAATATGAATATCACGCTAAGATTGATGGTAAGACAACAAAAACCTGTAGGCACTTAAACAATAAAGTATTTAAAGTCAAAGATATGAAGCCTGGTGTGAACGCTCCGCCAATGCATCCTTTTTGTCGGAGTGCTGTAGCGCCACACATCAATCCTAATTGGAGAGATGAATTCTTTGAAGAACGCAAAGGAAGATATTCACTATAAGGAGGTGTTGTAGTTGGCAGAAACAAACGATGTAACAAATACGCCGCCAGTTACCAACGAAGGTACTGCAGAAGAAATTGTAGATAATTCCATAGGCGATTATGAAGATGCAGATTGGGAAGAAGAGGAAGTCATCGATACAGATTTTAGCGATGAAGAAGATTCAGAATATGAAGATGACTTTATGGATCCAGATGACGACGAATTTGAAGAAGATGAAAACTGGGAAGAAGAGTACGACTTTTCTGATGACTTTGATCAAGAGGATTTAGATTTCTTAGAGGGGCTAGGCGGTCCTGGAGATGAAATAGAAGAAGAGTACGAAGAGGATTACGAAACAGAAGAAGGTCTTTATGATGTAACTGAACTTGATAGTGATACAATTGATGAGTTTGACAAGTACGATGAAAGTTACTTGCAAGATAGACTAGATGATGTGTATGACGAATACAATCAGATATTTAATAAAGAGCCATCAGATATAATCAAAGATAGTATGACAACTCAAGAAAAGATAGACAAAATTGTTGATGCAATTCAAGAGGGTGGAAACGGTGTGTGATGAACGTATCGTTAAAGCTCTCGAAGGCATTCAACATGAATTGAAAAGATTGAATGACTCGAACCCTAGTAACCAAGCACAAGTGAAGCAGAAAGAGCCTGAGAAGAAAGAGTTTAAACCTAAAAATTTCATCTGAGGTGGTACTTATGTCAAAGCGTGAAGCAGTTGGTCCTGGCGTTACCGCGCCAATATCTCGTCAGTAGGATACGTTAACCTACTCGACCTCAGTAAGTCGTTAAACTGCTCAATATTAAAAAATACTGAGCGGGCTTAAATCAAATGCGAATATCAAATATATCTAGCACACTAATTGGGCTTAATTGACTAATTGGGGTGCTATTTTTATGCGATTAAACATTGAATTTAAGACTGAACGGGAGGATATACAAATGAAATTAAATGACAAACTAAATCTAAATTTACAATTCTTCGCTGACAATGACGAAGGTGAACCTGGACAAAGTAATGATAAGAAGTCAGAAAACAATAGCGGTCAAGAGCAAGAAACATATACAAGAAGCGAAGTAGATTCTCAAATCAGTAAAGCTGTCGAGACTGCTCTTTCTAAACGTGATCGTAAGCACCAGCAAGAACTAGACAAAGCTCGTGAAGAAGCTAAAAAAGAGGCTGAAAGCTACGCTAAGTTAACTGAAAAAGAGAAGAAAGACAAAGAATTTGAGAAACGCGAACAAGCCTTAGCTGAAAAGGAAAAAGAATTTAAATTGCGTGAACTCAAATCTGATGTAGAAAGTGACTTAAAAGAAAAAGGTCTACCTACTTCGTTTGCACAGTCTTTAATTCATTTGGAAGATAATGAACAAATTAATGATGTCGTTAATTCGATTAAAGAAGATTTCGACAAAGCTGTACAAGAGCAAGTTAAAGAAGCTACACGTCAATCAACGCCGTCTGGACAACGAAGTGATGTATCTAGTAACAAAAAGACAAGCGATAGTTTTGCAGAATTAGCAAGACAAAATAGAATAATTCAATAAAATGGAGGCATTATAAATGGCAAACGTAAAACCACAAACATTCAATCCAGATAATGTAATGATGCATGAGCACAAAGAAGGGGAATTGTTAAACGATTTCAACGAGCCTATCCTTTTAGATGTATTGCAAAACTCTAAAATCATGCAATTAGGTAAATACCAAGATATGGGTGGTAAATCAGAGAAAAAGTTCACTTACTGGGCAGATAAACCAGGTGCTTACTGGGTAGGAGAAGGTCAAAAAATTCAAACTTCTAAACCTAGCTTACTTGAGGCGTCTATGCGTTCACACAAAATAGCTGTAATTGTTTTAGCGTCACGTGAATACTTAAACTACACTTATTCTCGTTTCTTTGAAGCAATGAAACCTCAAATTGCAGAACAATTCTACAAAAAGTTTGATGAAGCCGGTTTATTAAACATTGATAACCCGTTCAAACAATCCGTTGAACAATCAGCTGTTTCTTCTAAAAATGTTGTGAATGGTGATATTAACTTAGATAACGTATTAGCATTAGAGGACACTTTATTGGAACACGATGTTGAACCTAACGCTTTCTTATCTAAAACTCAAAATCGTACTGCGTTACGTGGAGTTCGCGATAAAGATACTAAAGAAAGCTACTATGACCGTGCAAGCAACACTTTAGATGGATTACCTGTAGTTGACCTTAAATCAGATAACTTCAAAAAAGGCGACTTATACGCTGGAGATTTCAACAAAGTATTCTACGGCATCCCTTACAACTTGTCTTATAAAATTTCAGAAGATGGTCAATTATCAACTGTTCAAAATGCTGATGGTTCTCCAGTCAACCTATTCGAGCAAGAATTGATTGCATTACGTGTAACTATGGACGTTGCGTTTCATATTGCAGACGACAAAGCGTTTGCTAAGTTGACTGCTGGCAGTGCTTCAAGCGGAAATACAGAAACAGTTTAATTAATCGAGGAGGTCTAACTTATGGCTTATTCTTATAAAGTTATACGCGACTTCATTAATAAAGAAGATCAGAAAGAATATAAAGTAGGAGACGAATTCCCTACTGATATTACTTCTAAGCGTATTGATGAATTATTTCATAAGCAAAACGTATATAACAAGCAATACATCGCTTTAGATGTAGATGCTAAAGCAACAAAAGCTGAATTGTTAGAAATAGCTAAAAAACATAATGTAGATGTATCAAAAGACGATACGAAAGCGGTAATTCTTAAAGCGTTGGAGGGATAACATGGCAGTATTAGAAAATGTCAAAAAGTTACTCTCTATCAATGATGATAAGCAAGATGAACTACTCGAAATAATCATAAGTAACACTGAAAAGCGTTTGATTAGCTTACTTCCAGTAGATATTGAACAAGTTCCGGATAGATTGGAATACATTGTCGAAGAAGTAGCAGTCAAGCGCTTTAATCGTGTTGGTGCTGAAGGTATGACACAAGAAAGTGTTGATGGTCGCTCAAATACATTCCAAAACAATGATTTTGATGAATATTTGGATGTCATTAACGCTTTGTTTCCTAAAAATACAAGTAAACGTGGCAGAGGTGTATTCTATTGAGATACAATAAGCGCGTTTCATTTTCTAAGGAAACAAAAGGCAGTTACAATCCTAAAACTAGTAAGTACGATGTTAAGGTGAAAGTTTTTGATATTGTTCCTTGTAACATTTCTCCTTTGTCCCCACAACGTACAAGCCTAGAATATGGAGACGTAACAAAGCAAATCAATGTCATTCGTTTAAATGGTCATTTTGAGCCACAAGTTACACATGCTTATATCAAAGGTGTAAAACACATTATCACTAAACGTATCGATTATGAACATGACACTGTATTCTACGTTGAGGAGGTTAGTTGATGGCTAATGATATCGACGCTCTAATCAGCAGACTAGAGTACATGCACGACAACATCGATGACGATGTAGATGAAGTTCTAAAAAATAACGCTGGAGAATTTGCTAGAGATACTGTTGTAAGTGCTAAGTCAGTTATGAACAAAGGTTACTGGACAGGAAACTTAGCGCGTATGATTAGAGATACTAAAGAAGGCAACATGAAGTATGCTGTGACCTCTAACGCTGGCTATAGTGGATTTTTAGAATACGGTACACGCTACATGGCTCCTGAAACGTTTATGTTCCCTGTTTATGAAAGATATACAAGGAAAGTCAGAGAGGACCTCGAGAGATTAATAAACGGTAAAACAGGGGGCATGTAATGAAACAATCAGCTAAACTTCAACTATTCAACTACTTATACGAAAAATTTAGTGAAATTGGCGTCCCTGTAATTGAAACTAAAGAGCTTAACCAAGAGCTTGAATATCCTTTTATTGCTATTCAAACAACCACAGATAGCATGAACGTGTTAACTTTTGACAGTTTTGGAGGTAATCCTACCGCCATCGTTCATCTGTGGGGGTTGGATATTGATAAGAGCGCTAATGACAATTTGCTGATGCAAGTTCAAAACATTATGTTAGATGATATCGAGCTTGAAGGTTTCAGTTTATTCAATCCGCAGTTAGACATCAATGAATCTATTGAAATTGAAGATAATCAAGCATTATCGCATGTAACTATAAATATCGAGTATACAAGCCATTAAAGGGCTTGTATTTTTTATATACTTTTTAGGAGGGTAAAACCTATGGCAATTAAACAAGGTACTGATGAATTAGTCTTAATCCGTAAAGCCGGAGACCGTAAAGATGCAAATAAAGTAATGTGGGTAACAGAATTAGAACGTGAAACTGAAAAAGACAGAGATACAGAAGCTACTGTAGATGGTCCTGTTAACTCTGGAGGTACATTAGAGTCAACAGTTACGATTAACTGCTACATGAACCAAGATGACACGTTATGTGATGAAATTGAAGATGCTACCGAAGAGGATACCCCTTATGAATTATGGGTTATCAACAAAAAAGTTAAAAACAAAGATGGAAAATATAAAGCAGAATATCGTCAAGGATACTGGAATAGTATTGACCGTACTAACGACGCTGAAGATATCGCAGAATTTGAAACAGAATTTGGCGTATACCTTAAAAAAATTCGTGGTTGGGCAACATTACCAGAACAAATCGAGAAAAACAAAACTGCTTATGGCTTCCACGATACTGTTGCTGCAGATCCAGCTGACGATGGTCTTGTGTCAGAAATTCCACAACCTAACGAACCAAGCACAGCAGAAACTGTATAATATCGAGGGCTAGATGCCCTCTTTTTCTTTTTTTGACTAAATTTAAAGTGAGGTTATTAATAATATGGAAATCAAATTTAACGGTAAAACAATTGAACTATCATTCGGATTAAAGTTTTTAAACATCATTGATAAAGAAATGGGCATGGAAGCAGAACAAGTTAACTTTGGTAAAGGTACAGAAATGTTGGTACCTGCGCTTGAAAGCCACAGTGTAGTAGATGTCGCTAAAGTTATTAAAGCTGCAACTGCACAAGAAAAAGGAGCACCTAAAACCGAAGAAGATTTAGAAGCTGTTGTTGAAGATGTTATTGAAAATACAGGACTTGAAGAATTTTGTAACGAAGTCATCGAGGAACTGGGAAAGCGTGTTTTAACCCAAAACCTCGTTCCGAAAAAATACAAAAAGAACAGCAAGAAGTAGACGAAGAAATACTAACGTTTGATCGTATAGTTATCTTGTGCATGAGCAAACTGAAAATTTATGACCTAGATGTTATTGAGCAAATGACACTTAGAGAATTCAACTATCGTATGTATGCATTAGAGTATGAGCAACTAGATAAAGATATGGATATGTACAAACTCGCTTTTGCTATTAGAGACGCAGCTGCCGAGAAAAAGAAACGCGGTGGTAAAAAAGGCGAGACAGAATATCGTTTCAAAAGCGCAGACGATATCATGCATTATCAAGAGAATATTAAACGATTAGACAGGGGCGAACCTGTGAAGTTCGCTTCTGAAAGCAAATTTGAGAAGAATATGCCTTCGAAAGATTTACTTCAACAAATTGCAGAACTTAATAAATAAGGAGGTGGGAACACGTGGCAGAAGCTAACTATAGTATTAAAGCGACGATTGAAGCTAACGCTAAAAAGTTCAAAAGCGCTATACAAGCAGCTAAAAACACAGCAGAGCGTTTTAAAGGTACTATGGATAAAATCAAAGATAATGAAATTGATGCAGATGCATCAGGTGTAACTAGCGCAGTAAACAAAGCTAAAAAAGAAATAGAATCATTTAATAACACTCGCGCAGAAGCTGACCTTGATATAGATATTGACGAAGTTAAAAGCAAAGTACAAATAGCTGAAGAATATGTACGCAAATTCGATGCTTACAGAGGCGACGCAGAGTTAGACGCTAATGTAGCAAGCGCGAAAGCTAATATTGAAGAAGCACAAGCATATTTAGAACGTTTCGACGAATCAAATGCAAATGCACATGCTGATGTTGACGCAAGAAGAGCTATATCAACGTTATCTAAGCTACAGATTGATTTAGATATGTTTGACGGAAATTCTTATAGTGCTCATTTAGATGCAGACGCAACTAAAGCACGTGTCGCTATAGCTGAAGCTAAAAAGTCGCTTAATAGCTTTGCGAGACAAAAAGCAAAAGCTACTGTCGAAGTTAACGAAGGTGCTGCTGTATCTAAGATTTTAGCGCTTAAAGCAATGTTACGTTCAATTCCTAACCGAATACACACTAGGATAGATGTTGATTCAGATAAAGCGCAAGGCGCATTTAGAGCGATGGTAGCTGGTATTGATAGTTCTATGAACTCATGGAACGCTTTAGCTACACGTATCAGAACAATTGGTACCGTAATTTCTAACATGATAAAGGGTTCTTTAATTTCCAATATAACTTTGGTAGTTCCTATCATTGCTTCGATGGTTCCTGCATTATTTGCTGTTCTTAACGCTATCGGGGTTGTAGCTGGTGGAGCTGCAGGATTAGCAGCTGCATTTGGTGTTGCTGCAGGTGGAGTTATGGGATTTGGAGTTATGGCTGCAAGTGCCATTAAAATGCTTAACGATGGAACTCTACAAGCTACAGCTGAAACGAAAAAGTACGAAAGCGCCTTACAAGGTGTCCAAGATGCTTGGCAAGGTATTATAGAGAAAAATCAAAGTCAAATCTTTAACACAATGGCTAATGGCTTAAACATGATTAAAGTGGCATTAGCAGGTTTGTCTCCTTTCATTAGTGGCGTGTCAAAAGGAATGGAACAAGCGAGTGCTAAAATGCTTGATTGGGCTAAAAACTCTCAAGTAGCACAACAGTTTTTCGAAATGATGGGTACAACAGGTGTAAGAATATTCAACAACATGCTAAGTGCAGCAGGTAATTTTGGTAGTGGTGTAGTAAGTGTTCTCACACAACTAGCGCCACTCGCAGATTGGGCTGCAGCTGGATTTAAACGAATGGGACAAGCTTTTAATTCTTGGGCACAGTCATCGGCCGGACAAGAAGCTATTAGATCCTTTGTTGAATATACTAAACAGAACTTACCGTTAATCGGACAAATATTTGGAAATACCTTCAAGGGTATTTTTAACCTCATGAAAGCATTTGCGCCGAATACACACTCTATATTAGAATCTCTAGCGCAAATGTCTGAAAAGTTTGCTTCTTGGAGTGCTACGATAGCGCAATCAGACGGATTTAAAAAGTTTATGGACTATATCAATACAAATGGTCCTAAACTAATAACATTATTAGGTAATATAATTAAAATCATCATTAATGTGGGAACAGCGATGGCGCCACTAGCTGCAGCTGTATTAGATGTTGCTATTGCGATTACAGATTTTATCGCTAAATTAACGGAGGCGCACCCTGCTATTGGTATATTATTAGGCTTAATCGCTACACTAGCTGGTGTATTTATGACATTAGGACCGCCTATCTTAGGTGTTATCGACTTTATCGGAACGTTCATTAAAGTATTTACGGGTGCTGGAACAGTAATAGAAGCGCTTATGTCAGTAGCTTCGGCACTAGCCCCTGTTTTTGAAGCTATTGGAGTTGCCATTGCCGCAATAGATGCACCAATACTATTAATTATTGCAGGAGTAGCAGCACTTATAGCTATATTTGTTGCTTTGTGGAATTCATCAGAAGTATTAAGAAATGCTGTTAGTGACGCGTGGAACGCTATTAAAGATGCAGTAGGAAATGCGATAAAAGCAGTTATACAATTCCTAAAAGACTTGCTTTCTCAAGCTCAAGCTATCATGGGACCTTTAGTTCCTATATTTAAAAATGCTTGGGATAATATTGTAAAAGTTGTAGAAACAGCGATTCAGTTGATTTCTCCAATTGTTTCACAAGGTTTCCAAGCGTTAGTAGCTGTAGTGAGTACAGTATGGACAGTAATTACAACTGTAATCAAAGTAGCTTTTGATATTATCATCGGTATTATTACCGTAGCACTACAGTTACTTAGCGGTGATTGGTCAGGTGCTTGGCAAACAATATTAAAAGTTGGACAAACTATTTGGCAAAATATTGTATCTGCAGCTCAAGCTATATGGGATATTTGGAGTAAATATTTACAACAAACTTGGCAAAACGCAGTCAACTTTTTCAGTACAATATTTGGCGCGTTAATTGGTATTGCAAGTTCTATTTGGAATGCAATTGTCGATGCCGTTATCTCTGTAGTTAGTGGATTGGGAACTTTCTTATCTAATATATGGAGTGCAATTGTTGCTATGGCACAATTTCAATGGAATGTTTTAGTATCTGCAGCACAAACTATTTGGACAGCGATTTCAACTGTTATTATGACTATTGTTAACATCATCGTTACTATCGTTACAACAGCTTGGACAACGATTTCAACTGTAACATCTACTATATTTGGTGTTATCGCAACTATAGTCACTACTATTTGGAATGTGATTAAAGGTGTTATACAAGTTGTATCTTCAATTATTGTTAGTATTGTTACTGGAAATTGGTCAAGATTAAGTGCTATTACAAGTTCTATAATGTCTGCGATATCTTCTTTGATATCTTCTTTATGGAATTTAATTAAAAGTACGATTATAAACGCTGTAATGGGTGCTGTTAATGCAGTTGTAAGTGGATTTATGAGAATGCTCAGTTCTATAATTTCTGCTATGCGGGGAATTGTTAACGCAGTTATTAATGGTATGCGGAATGTTGTAAACAACGTAAGAAACGGAGTATCAAACGCTTTAAGTGCAGTACGTAACTTTATAGGCCGTTTCACTCAAGCCGGTACAGATTTAATTATGGGAATGGTAAATGGTATTAAAAACGCCGCTGGTGCTGTTGTAAATGCAGCTAAAGGTGTTGCTAGTTCAGCAATCAATGCGGTTAGAAGCGTTCTCAACTCACACTCTCCATCAAGAGTAATGATGGGTATCGGTGGAGATTTTGGAGAAGGTTTTAAAATCGGTATTGATGATAAGAAAAAAAGTGTGGCAAACATTGCAGGTGGTTTGGGATCAAGTGCTGTAAAAGCAGTTAAAAATGCTGTTAATCCAACTGATGTATTAAGTGATGTTAGAAGCACATTAAAAAATAGCAATCTAAAAATACCAAATATTCAAGGAGACATTAAAAATGCTAGTGCATCAGCCAATGCACAAGTTACACATACACACGAATATAAGACAAATCCATCACAACGTGTTGTAACCGTTAAAATGGACGTTAACAACGACGCTTTAACTCATATAGTCAACGGACAAAATGCAGATAGAGATGCAACATTCACATTCTAGGAGGTCAGGCAATGGATTTAGAAATTAAACAAAAAGATGGCACTAAATACAAGTTGTCTGACTTCGGTTTTCGAGTGAAAGATATAGTCATCGAAAGTCCGGAGATAGAGGACAACTATGAAACAAAAGAAAACACAAGTGGTCGTATGTTACTTAGTAGTCAGTACCGTAAAAGGAAAATTACGGTACCTTGCTATGTCGTTAGTACAAAACTTAATGATATACCAAGATTACGAGATAAATTCTATGATTTAACAGTAAACACTGAACCTGTATGGATTAGAGAACTTAGATATGCCGAAGAGCATAATTACAAGTTTTTACAACCGACGAAAGATGACTATCAATCATATGATAAATATGGTTATCCAGTATTCGATCATAATATGATGAACGATAATTACTATACTAGTGGTAAACAGTATCAAGTTAAATGTTCATCAGTAATAACACCTGATAACAAAGGTAATGTGATTAACTTCGACTTAGTTTTTGAAACAATTGAAATACCTTTTGCCGAGAGTATTGGTACTTCTTTAGATTTAGAGAACAAACCCAACAAAGCGTTATGGTCTAACGACATGTTAGTACCATTTGACGAAGAAAATGACAAAAGAACATACACTTTTACTAATATTTGGAATAACAGTGTTTATTACCACGGAAATGTACCTAATAACGAATTTAAACTCTATAAGAAAGTAACTATCGTTCTAGGTAAAAATGTAAGCAGTAAAGAAAGTTTCCGATTTACGTTGGGAAAATCTGATTATATGAAAATCAGTAATATTAGTTTGAAAAAAGGCGACAAGATAGTGTATGACGGAGTTCAAACGTGGAGAAACGGGACTCCAATTAATCATCGTTGTACAAACGCACAACCTAAATTCTATCCTGGCTGGAATGATTTCGCTTTTAATCAACAGGTTAAGTCAGTAACTTTTGATATGAAATTTTATTATAAGTAGGTGGTTATTAAATGCCAGTATTATTTAGCCCTATAAGAGGAATAGGCGAGCCAGTTTATGTCACTACTACAACAACATCAAAGTTAGGTTCTGAAACAGTTGTACAATGCAAATTGCTTGAAGATAAATATAACTATAATGTTATACGAGGTATTGACAAACGCTGGACACTGACGCAGTTAACAGGACCTAATGACAAGAGAGAATACGTTGCTTATATCATCGATAGACAAACACATGGTAGAAATCAAGAAGTGTCTGTAACCCTTCGAGAAAAGCCGATTGATATTATCAAAAGAAAAAGAGTGTATGACAAAATAGATGGCCCTCATAAACCACCCGACTTTTTTGAAAAGATATTTAAAGGAACAGGACTTAAATTCAAGGTGCCTGACAATATGTTTGTTTCTGAAATCAAAGATTCTGGCGAAGGAGAAAGCGTTGAGGATCTATTGAAAAAAGGATTAGAAGCATGGGATTTAGAGTTTGATATACATCATGATTACAAAACAAACACGTATACTTTTGAATTCACTCCGTATTTAGAGAAACAAGCAACTTATCATATTGATGATGAAATTAACGCAAACAATATGAAATTAGAAGAAGATAGTGGTCAGATGTATACCTATGTTAAAGGGTACGGTTCTTATACTGATGAAGAGGGTTTAGATGGTGCAGGTCTTATTGTTGAATTTGAACACCCTAATATGAAAGATTACGGTAGATTTGATGCACCACCTGTTAAGGATGGTTCAATCACTGATCCTGATATTATGCGAGCTAGATTGCAAGCTGTTATTAATGCATCTATAAAACGCTCTTTAACTTTGGATTTTATAGCCTTGCGACAACATTATCCTAATGCAGTGCCTAGAGTTGCAGACATTGTAAAAGTTAAGCACTCTATACTTGGCATCAATGAGTTTATGAGAATAGTCGAGGTTAAGACTATTAGAGACGCTGAAAATAAGATAGTAAAACAAGACGTAACTTTAGGAGATTTCAATCGTCACAACCGCTATTTAGAACGAATTAGTCAAGCAGCACAAGTTGTAGGTGGTTTAGGTGGAGGATTTGCTAATTCATATCGAACAACATACGCAAAAGCAAATGCAGCTATTACTTCTACAAGAAAATCCATTGACTCTAACAAAGCATTGCATGGAAACGCCAATGGAATAAGAGCAATTGTAGAAAAAGACCACATACTAGAATACAACAGAAATGGTAAATTCCGAGTGTCTCATGATCGTGGTAAGACATGGCAAGTTATCGCAAGCGCTAAAAGTGGATTTAACAAATACGTAATACCAAAAGCAACAGATAAAGCATCTGGGCTGATGAGTAATAATGATAAAAAGAAAGTCGATAGACTTCATTATAATCGTCTCAAAATGCAAGGTGAAAATGGTAAGTATTACAACATTACAATAGATAAAGATGGAAAACTACAAGTTAAGGAGGCGTAGCAATGCGAAAGACTATCTACACAAAACTAGATACTTTATTTAGTTCGCGTTATGTTAGAGAAAACGAACTCAATTACATTGCTATAAGAGATATGCTTACTAATATCGAAGAAATATTAGTAAAGCATGGAAAAACTGAAAAGCGAGCACATAACGCTGAACAAATTGTATATACATTGCCTACTGGACCTAATGTTACTGTAGGTCAAGAGTTAGGTTATCAAAGTAAACGAATAAGAAACTTAGTTTTAGGAACTATCGGTAATGGGCTTCAAGAAGTGAGAGATAGTCGTACATCAATTGACGCTCAAAATTTCCCTATACTTTCAGAAAGACTAAGACATGATTTCACTAGAATAGATGAAAAAATAGATAAAGAACTAAATGTGGCTGATGACGCTACTTATCTATTTACTCCTCCATTTATCGCTAGTGCAGAACAAGGTGTTAATGAAACACCTAATAATAACGATCCCGATGACAATAGAAAAGTGTTTTATGACAAATTTGTTGACAACAAGTATGTTACGAAAAAATATGTAGGTAAAGACCAAAGTAACCAGTACAATGTTTATGCTTATGATTTCAAACCTCAAAACTATACAAAAACCTTACTCATCACATCATGTATACACGGGAATGAATACAGTGCATTTTATGCTTTAAGTCGCTTTATGGATTTAGTTGTCAATGAATGGAACAAGTATTCACAACTTGCTTATATACGTAAAAACGTTAGAGTGGTTATTGTTCCTATTGTTAACCCTTGGGGATTCGCTAATAATATACGTGAGAATGTAAATAACGTAGATTTAAATCGTAACTTTGACTATTATTGGTCAAATGGTAGTGGTACACGTTCTACTGGTAAAAACTACAAAGGCACTAAGCCATTTAGCGAGAGAGAAAGTAGAAATATGAAAGCGCTAGTGGAAGGTTTAGGTGATATTACTGCTCACGTAGATTGTCATAACATCGTTTCTCAGGTAAGTGACTATTGCTTATTCTATCCACGTTTCGCTAACCAACCTAACAATGTAATGACTGAATTACTATCTGAAATTTCAGATCATGGAGATTATGTCACATGGGGTTCAAGTACCTTAGCTTCTTTTAGTAACTGGGTAGGCATTAATCATGGTACAACTTCTTTCTTGCCTGAAGTATATGAAGGTAGAGCTGGAAAACCTAGAGGAGCACAAGAAATGTGGCGTTCGGTTTACTATTTAGGAAACATCATTGTTAAATTAGCTAAGTTGGACACTAACAAAGAAGGAAGAATTGCTAATCAACCTATTGTGAAGTCTTTGGTTTATAGTAGTAGATTTGATAAAAAGGATACTAAACCATTCTCTCTTATTGCAAAAAAAGATTACCAACGTATGCTAATGACACAACAAAGGTTCCAAGTTACAGCTAATGGGTTTGTAGAGTTAAACGGTTCTATAACTGTTGAAGTAGATAGAGACACAACTATTGCCGTTGCGCCTTATGTTGTTCAGAACTATCATCCATATAGTGGTAATGGTAAGAGCAGAAAACGCCACTTATACAGAGTTAGAATGCCGGTTAAAAAAGGCTGGCATACTATACCATTACATGCTATTGCACCAGTTCAGTATTCTACAACAAGTCCAGATAATGTTCACAGATCTAATGAAGTGATGGGGGTTGTAGATATTTTAAGAACAAAAGGTGTAGCTAGAGTTAGAAACATGATTATTAACCTCACTTTCACACCATCACATACACACACAGCAGTTCAAATTCTTAAATCTGGTGGGTATGGTAACCAAAAAGAAAAAACATTCCATCAAGTTTATCCTGATAAGCCAAGCGCATATACTAAGACAAACAAAATTATTCATAAAACTAAAAAGAAATAATAAGGAGGCTTCATAATGGATGGATTTTACAAAGAAGCAAGAATAACTACTGTCGATGAACCTTATTTAAAACCGATATCTGACGAAGGTATCGGTTTTTATAATATGGATATAAATACTGCGGTATTAACTTTTCAAGTGCGTAGAGAAATAAACGGGGAAAGTTATCCCCTAGAGATTAGCGAAGCTAACACTGAGATAACAGCTTATTTTGTTTCCGATAACGGTTCTTCAACCGGAAGGGTTAAAGTTGAATATGTTAATCCTATGAAAGGCATTATACGTTTAACTTTAGACAGTAATTTCCTAAAGGCTTCTACCGACACTCATGTGACTGGTCAAATTTACATCAAAGCAGTTGGTCGTAAAGATACAGTTGTACTTAACGAGTTTCGCTTTTACGTAAAAGATGCATTAATTAACCAAATAGATGCTGATATTAAAATCAGATATATTAGAGAGATTGACGATCTTGTTGATTTAGTAAAAGACAGAATTGATACTGTATCGAAAGAATTAGAAAACGTTCAAAATGCTGAAGAAGAATTCATGAATTTTGTAAATACTCAAAAGACAGAATTTGTTAAACAAGTTAAGGATTTGCGGGAACAAATGGAAGGTTTCGCAAAACAAACCGAAACAGAGTTAACAGACTATCTAAATAATATTAACGATAAAATTTTAGAGGTTAATGAACGATTAAATTCAGCAACTGAAGGAGTTATAACAGAGGAAAACTTAGACAATCACCTTATCAACTACGCTAAAAAAGATGAAGTTAATCAGCAGTTATCTAAGAAAGCAAACGAAGATGAATTTAAGACGCTTTCTGATGGTTTAGATGAATTAATACAAAACAAAGTTAATGAAGCTATAAAGAGTGCTACAGGCCAATTATCAGCACTTACAGAAGCCGAAGGTTTTGCTATTAGGTTAGATAATGTTGACTTATCAACTATGAGCAAAATTGATAAAACTGGTTTTTACTACCTTTACAACCCTACAAATTCTCCAGATCCCGATAATCAAAGCGGCTATGCTATCGTTATTGCAAGAAGTGACACATACAAAAAAGTATTGTTTATGCCTTACAACAAACACAGAATATACTCTCGTAATATGATGGGCGAAACTACAAGATGGGGTTCTTGGTATGACGCTACAAAAGGTGTAGTTATTCCCGGATCTAATCCAGTTGTTTAGGAGGTAAGTTATAATGAATAAAAACTCAATAACTTATTCGTTAACCTTTTTAATGGTTTTAGGTTTTGGCGCTCTAATGTTTGAAAGAGGCTTCTTTTGGACAAGAGAACAAGAAACTATTATTAGAGATAGCGATTTTTATTTAGCACTACACCACGTTATGCCTATTTGGATTTGGGGCGTACTTGCAATGGTGTTTAGTGCTTTTATAATTGTTGCACCTTTCTTTCTACCTACACAAAAGTTAAACAACATATTTAACTACCTTATTTGCATTGGGGGTTGGGGTAATGCTTGTTTTTACTTTTTAATGACATCAGCGAGTATGTTTCATGCTATTAATTGGCTTTCTCCTTTGCAATTTTCTACTTTCACTATGATTTGTGGAATTATGGGATTCTATGGAGGTGTGGAGATTGTCGGAAAAAGAAGATAAGTACGTATTACGTACTGAATGGATACAAAACACCGGTAAGATTTATGAAAAAATCAACGAAAACGACAGAAAACACATCGAAGCTTATAGTACTCTCGATAAAAGATTAGAGAAGCAAACAGGATTACAAGAAAAACAATTCGAATCTCAAGAAAGATTAGAAAAACATTTAGAAAAAATTAGCAGCGTCATAGAAAAAGTGGGTTCAGAATTTACAGATGTAAAATATACTGTTAAATCACATGAAGCTCAATTAGAAAACATCAATAAATCAATTTCCGACAAACAAAAAGGAAATGTACAAGTTGTTGTTGCGTTAATTAGTGGTGGTTGTGCAATTATTGCAGCAGCATTCGGTTTAGCCTCCGTAATATTTTAAGCTGACACTTCGGTGTTGGCTTTTTAATTTTGATTGAAGAAAGTAGGTGTGTAAATGGCTATACTACCTAAAAGCGGAAAACCAACAGCCTCACAAGTTGTAGATTGGGCTAAATGGATGGCTAAAAATCATAAAGGTGTCGACATTGACGGTAGGTATGGGTTCCAATGTTGGGATTTGCCTAACTATATATTCCAACGTTATTGGCATTTCAGAACGTGGGGCAATGCCAACGCTATGGCTAACCGTAGTCAATATCCAAATAGGTCATGGAAAATCTATAGAAATACATCTAGTTTCATTCCTAAGCCTGGGGATATAGCTGTATGGACCTATGGTTGGGCTGGGCATACTGCAATAGTTGTTGGCCCTAGTGACAAATCACACTTTAAATGCGTGGATCAAAACTGGGTTGGATCAAACCAATGGGGTGGTTCGAGAGCAGCGTTTGTTAATCATAACTACAACGGTAATGGCGGGAACATTTATTTTGTTAGACCACCTTATAAAGCTGAGAAAAACCCTCCTAAACCAAGCGGCGGTTCTGACGCTTCAAGCACCACAACAGATAATAATAAAACAGTAACCATTAAGAAGAAACAAACACATATCAATTTCACTATAGATGATGGTGAACCAACTTATCCTGAATTTATCCCGCACGATATTGTTCAAGGTAAAGATAGAGGTCATAACCCTAAAAAAGTGACTATAAGAAACGCAAATACAATGTGTTCAGTTCTTGACCTATACTTTGATAGAGAAAAATATCTTACTGATAAAGAATATCCTCACTATTTCGTAGATAGAAACCATATATGGCAGCCTAGATTAGAAATGTACGAAGTACCTAGTCACCCTGATAATATCGTTATCGAAGTGTGTCAAGATTTATCAGCAAGTAAAGATGATTTTATCGTCAACGAGATACACACAATGCTGCAAGCAGTGTTCAGAATGAAATATCAAGGTATACCAGTTAAACCAACTTCTATTGAAGTTGACACATCTAATATTTGGCGAAGCGTATACGAGCATGGAGATTGGGATATATCACTCAATGGATTGCCGCCTAAGAAAAACATAGACAAAACAATCAATGGATTACTATATCTATATAAAAACAGTAAGAAGTTACTTTCTGAAATTCCTAAAGATAAAGTTAAGACTAAAACTATTAAAGTTACAGTTCCGGCATCTAGTGTTAATAAGAATACAACTACAACGACAAACAAAAAAGGAAGCAAAGAGCCTACTGTTGTTGTTTCAAGAAGTGCTTATTCGTTCAAGAGAGCGGTATCTATTCAAATGACTAAATCTCCTCAGATTAACTACGGTAACGGGTGGTATGGTGCAAGTTACTCAGCAACACTTAATGCTATGAATTCGCTTAAAATTTGGAATAGTAAAACTCAAAAATATCAAATGCTCAATCTTGGTAAATATCAAGGCGTTTCAGTTTCAGCACTTAATAAGATATTACGTGGTAAAGGTTCTTTATCCGGGCAAGGTAAAGCAGTTGCTTATGCTTGTAAGAAGTATAACCTTAATGAAATATATTTAATTGCACATGCCTTCCTTGAGAGTGGTTATGGTACATCTTACTTTTCAAGTGGTCGTGCTGGTGTTTATAACTACTTCGGTATAGGTGCATATGACTACAACCCTAATTATGCAATTACTTACGCTAGAAATAGAGGGTGGACTACTCCCGCTAAAGGTATTATTGGTGGCGCTAAGTTTGTAAGACAAGGTTATATCAGCAAAGGCCAAAATACACTTTATCGTATGCGATGGAACCCTAGACATCCAGGTAATCATCAATATGCAACTGATGTACGTTGGGCACAAGTTCAAGCGACAACTATCAAAAATCTATATGACAAAATCGGTATAAAAGGTGTCTATTTCATTAGAGATAGATATAAATAGGGATAAGGCTGACAGCTCTTATCCCTAAATTTATTATTGGAGAGGTGTTTTTATGGAAACGTACAAAACCGGTACAGTTAATACAATCATCAATGAAAATGGCGTTGATTTAGGCAGCATAAACGTTAATCTGTACACAATGGATAACAAGACATCTGTTATTGATATCCATATTAAGAAAAAGAACATTATTAATGAAAATCAAGAATACATCTCCGTGAATTTCAATCAGACGAAATTCGAACCTGTATTACATGTTTTTGCACAAGATGGTTCTATATTCACTAATGAGCCATTAGAAATAGTTAAAGCTGAAGAAGGCTTTGTAAGATATATTATTCCTGAATATATCACTAAACATGTAGGGCAAATGCAATGTAAATTATTCTTAGAAAATCCTGAAAATAACGATAGCACACATGTTGCTAACTTTTATTTTACTGTTAACGACAGCGGTATAACTAAAAGCGTAGGAAAAGAAATACGTGTGGAATTACTAGATGATATCGTAGAAAAAGTAATGAAAGACAATGTAGATATCTTCAAAGGACCTAAAGGAGATACTGGAGAACAAGGTCCAGCAGGACAAGACGGTAAAGATGGTAAAAATGGCATTAATGGTATCGATGGTATAAATGGTAATCCAGGTCCTCAAGGACCACCAGGAAGAGATGGCAAAGATGGTGTTGACGGACAAGATGGTTCAGATGGAAAGTCATTTGACTTTGAAAGTCTTACAGAAGAACAAAAAGCTGAAATTACACCTAAACTACCTGACTTTAGTAATTGGCAGCAATATCAATTTACAAATACTGACGGAACTAGAAAATGGCTTGGCACTTTGGCTCAACCTATAGAAACACTTGAACCTGGATTATATGAATGTTCTATACCAAGCGACTATAAATCTGTAAATGCCCCTGCTGATCCAAATGGTGCGGGGTATATTGCTGAAATAAATGTTACAAATGGGCAGAGTGGAAGAAAGCATATTATTCTTATCCAAAATTATCAAAATTATATTTGGTCTAAAACAATTCACACAGACGGTAACGACAGGGGCTGGATTGTTCTTAACCCACAAAGTCAAAAATACAGACTGACAAACGATGATGGGACTAACTTTTTTGAAGGATATACAACAATAAATTTAAACAATGAAGATGAAATTAAAAAGATACCTTCAGGAATACGTTATATAAGCAGAACGACTGGTTTACCAACTGACGTAAGTTCTACGAATGGTTGGCTTTTTAAATTAGTTCGTTCAGACTCTCAACTATCTACAATATATTTCCAACCTTATAATTCTAGTCAATTATTACAAAGAGTAACTTATAACGGTTTGTCAGAATGGCGTTATATAAATCAAGCGTCTACAGATACAGGTTGGGTTACTTTGCCTTTAGTTAATGGCGCGACACCAGATGTATATAGCGACACTTATTTGCCAGTTTCTTATAGAGTTAGAAAAACAGGAGATAATAAAACAGTTCAAATCATAGGTAATATCAAAAAGTTATCAACTGGCTTAGTGTTCGCTCAACTGCCTTCTAACATCACACCAGTCAGAAATATCGAATATAAATTAAATCAAAGAATAGGAACAAGCAGTGCGCTAGCATATTTGGCAAGTGATGGAACAATGAAAGTTGTAGGTGCTGTTGAAGCAGATAGTACTTATATGATTAATGTCACATACATGGTTTAGGAGGACGAAAAATGATACAAATCTTTAGAAAAAGAGATGGTAAACCATTTCTTATAGATGAAAATAAAGAAGGTTACGACAAAGATTTATATACAGATATTATGCCACCAAGCAATTTATATTTGCCGGTTAAATTTGAAGGTGGCGAATGGGTTGGTACACCATATGAGGAATGGAAAAAACAACAAATTGAAGAACCACCCAAGAAAGACGATGAAACTCACAAGGACCAAATAATAGCTGATTTATCACTTGAATTATTAAAAACGCAAGAAGAATTAAAAGATGTTCGTAAGGATATATCAGATTTAACCATTCAATTGTTAGGAGGAACTACTAATGCATGATATCGGAGTTAAATATTATAAAATGGGATATTACACAAACGAACAGTTTGCTTTATTTGTAAAAAGAGGGTTTGTAACACCTGAAGAATATTTCGGATTAACTGGTGTTGAATATAGTCCAGATATGGCTCATGCCTAGAAAATGCATAACTTAAAATCTTTCAACTATGAAAGGTTGTAAAGTTATCTTGTAAGATTAGATAAATGTAACTTAATAAGGATTCTCCTACAATTAATATGTATTCTAATTGAAGGAGTGTTCGTTAATGAAAGGAATGAAAATTTTATTAATTCCTATAATAGTCATTATATTATTAGTAGTAGGATTACTTTTCGGATTGAGAATTTACGGTGATCATCATCCAAATAATAAAAGTATAAAAAGCTTCAATATGAGGAATCCTCTTGAACCGACAAAAGAATATTACGTAAAAACTACTAAACCAGTAAAAGAAAAGCCTAAAGAAGATGCAGATCAAACTCATGTATACGAAACAACAGGTTATGATAAAAAAGGTAACAGTAAAAAAATCAAATATGTAGGAATGAAAAGACTAAAACTCAATCACTATTTAAAAATTAAACAAAAATTAGATACAGTTAAAAGTTATGAAGAAGTTAAAAAAGATGACATTCCTAAAGAAGCACGTAAACATTTAAATTAATATATTAGAGTCTGGGACATAAATCCTAGGCTCTTTTATTTTACCATAAAGGAGATGTAACCTTTGAAAATTAATTGGGCGACACGTTAAAAAAACGGAACGACACTCACAGCTTTAGTGGGGGCTATTTTATTATTTGCAAAACAAGTAACTGAAGCTTTTGGTATCGATATATCCACTCAAGTTGAAACCGTAAGCGGTATTATTGGTAGTATTATCACATTACTTGTAGCTTTAGGTGTTATAACTATCCCTAATACTAAGAGAATTTCAGACGCTGGTATCGACTTTGAATTAAACAAATCACGTAACGGTATTATAAGTGGCGCTAAGTTCGTTAGAAAACAATTCTTTAATCAAGGAAAGAACACTTTATACCGAATGCGTTGGAACCCTAGTAATCCGGGTAGTATGCAATATGCTACTGCTATCGAATGGTGTAATTTCCAAGCGTCAACCATTAGTAAATTATACAAAACAGTTGGTTCAAAAGGTATGTACTACATTCGAGATAAATATAGATAAAAGGCTACTCACTGACGGTGGGTAGCCTTTAATAATTGAAGGGTGGTTTCTAATGTTAATAAATGTACTTAATTTAAATGACTCACAAGACGGCAATCGTATTAAACAAGGTGACTTATCACATATGCGATACATCTTATCTGACACTAACAACGACGACTTAAAACTAGACGGATTACCTGCAAAAGTTTTTCTCACTGACAGTACAGGTGTCAAATATATCTACGACACTACAGTTAGGCAATATGACAATGCCTATGTGTGCGATGTTGTAATCAATCAGATTATCCCTGCAAACACGTATTCATTAGAAATATGGATTGATAACAAGTATGTATTCCCGTCCGACAATAAAGCAAAAATTCAAGTGACAGAGAGTGTGATTGGTAGACAATTGATCAATACACAAAACCATGACTTATGGCAAGAGATGATTGAATACGGCGTAAAAAACGGATTAATTAAGAATCAAACTGAAAGCGAAGAAAATTTTGTCATTGGAGAGAACGCACCGACTGATACAACTAAAATTTGGATTGACACTACTGGAGGTAATGAATAATGAAAGCTATACCTAAAATTTTCGACAAAGAAAAAGGACAATGGATTGAATTGATGGCTAAGCCTATAGCAGATGAAGTGGTTAAGATTATGAAAGAAGATTGGCTATCTAATAAAAAGACGATTGATTACTGGTTATTAAGTTATAAAGAGCAAAGTATGGGAGAGCCTGTTCAAATTGCTATATTTACAGATGGGAACGAAGTAGATGGAACATTAAAAAGTGATTTAGAGTGGATGTTTAATGGTTATGTATCTAATCTACAAAACAAAAAACTCTTTAATTTACAAGATTTTATAAACTATTGTTATAGCACTAAAACAGAGTTACCTAAACAGTTCAAAGTCAACGCTATTGTAAAATTCGATAGTTTAGACGAACCTATTAAATTACAAGAGATAGATAATATCTCGACTAATCCTGATGTTTTAGGTATATTAGATGAAACTTCTAAAGGATTTATAGAGGTTAAATATATCTATAATGACCATTCTATCGAAGATAAAAAGTTAATAAAAGAGAATAAATAAACTCAAGTCAACGCTTTGCGTTGGCTTTTTAATTTAACTAAAAGGAGTGTTATACATGAAAACAGATGTAGGTTCAATCGTTAGAACAATTGTGTTTATTTTAGCTTGGGTTAACCAATTTTTAGCTACGAAACATATTTCGCCTATTCCGGTAGACGAAGTGACTATCAGTTCTATCATTACTGGGGCAGTTTCCTTGTGGACTTGGTGGAAAAATAATAATTTCTCTCACGCAGCACAAAAAGGACAACAAAAATTGCATGAAGTTAAAGCAGGTACAGACTCAACGGGTGCTGCGCCTAGAATGAATGGAGATGATTTCTAATGGTATCTGTTAGAACTTATAAACAAGCTATAAGTTATCTAAAAAGTTTAGAGGGGAAAGCAGTAAACCCTGATGGTGCCTATGGATATCAATGTTTCGATGTAGCCAATCAATATTGGTTATACCTATTCGGTCACACTTTAAAAGGTGTAGGTGCTGCGGATATTCCAACATGGAACAATTTTACTGGTGAAGCTACTGTTTATGAAAATACATTATCATTCTTAGCTAAGCCTGGAGATGTTGTAATATTCAATAGAAATTATGGCGAGGGTTATGGTCATGTTGGTATTGTGGTCTCTGCTACTTCTAACTCTATAACGATACTTGAGCAAAATTGGGTTGGTGGTGCTTATTGGACGCCTCCTGAAGTAACTACGAGACGCACACACGGTTACGATTTCCCTATGTGGTTTATTAGACCTTTCTACGCTAAAGAAACGACTAAGAACAAAGTTAAAAGCAAAGCTAAACCAGTTAAGAAAACAAAAGCTAAGAAAGGTAAGAAAATCTTACTTGTTGCAGGTCATGGTAAAGGTGCTTATTCAAATGATCCTGGTGCCGTAGCAAACGGATATAATGAACGTGACTTTAATAGGAAAGAGATTATACCTAGAATAAAAAAACAACTCGAAAGTGTAGGTAATACACTTGTTTTATACGGTGGCAAATCAATGAACCAAGACTTGTATCAAGATACGTTATATGGTCAACGTGTAGGCAACTATTCAGATTATGGTTTATATTGGGTTAAAAAGAACGTGAAACCTGATGTGATTGTAGAATTCCACTTAGACGCTGCTAGTCCACAAGCTAGTGGTGGGCATGTCATTGTAAGTGACAGGTATCCTGCAGACGATATAGACAAAGCGTTATCTAGCGCTCTAGGTAAGACAGTTGGTAAAATTAGAGGTGTGACACCTAGAAATGATTTGTTAAACGCTAACGTTACAGGTCAACTCAATTTAAACTACAGATTGATTGAGTTAGGTTTCATCACTAGTAAAAAAGACATGGACTATATCACTAAGAACATCAACAGTTTTACTAAGCGACTTGCAGAGGCTATCAATGGTAGGCAAATCAATGCGCCTAAGAGTAAACCATCTAAAGCTAAAACAACGTGGAATTGGGGAGGTAAATTCACTGCTAACAGTACAATTAAAGTACGCAAGTCACCTGGACTTAAAGGCACTGTAGTTGAAAGTGGCTCTTGGTTATATAACGGAGATTACGTTCCGTTTGACCAAGTAATCAAAAAGGATGGCCACTGGTGGATTAGATTTAGATATGTTCAACCTGGTTCAAGTAAAAAAGATTTCTACTGCGCCGTTTGTAAAATTACTGACAAACAACAAAAAATAAAAAATGAAAAATACTGGGGTAAAATAGACTGGAAATGATATAATTAAATTACCACGTCATTATACAAGGGTAGTCGCTATGGCTACCCTCTTATAAATTACAATTAATTATGTCTATAATATGAAGATGTTAGATTGATATTAAAAAAACATAGTTTAACACTACATTGGTTACACTGTCTGTGCTATAATTAAATTACATACAATTTAATCTTTTTTACTCCTTTATAATTTTCTCTACCACGTTCTTAATGGGCGTGGTTATTTTGGTGACCGTCAACTATGTCAGGTACAAATATGCTATAATTAAATACAAATCGTGGTACATATCTGCGGAGTGTGCTTGAGGTAACTGTTGCTAGCGGTTACCTTATTTTTTATACAATTATGTTGTTTTTCTCTGAACTAAGTGATAAAATCCATAAGAAGTATAACTTAGGTGGTGAGAAAATGGAGTATATGTATAAAGTTTTTTATAAAGAACCACAAAAGTACGAAAAAGAATATGATAAAAGAATAACTGCACCTAATGTTGAATTATTAGATTTAACAATTAGACCCTATAAAACAAATGACAAGTTTAATTTATACTATATACCTACATCGAAAATTTTAAACTTGGTTAATGATATAGAAAAGAATAATTCAAAATTAATCGAGCATGCAATAAATTTACCAGAAGCCGCTACAGAATCTTTGCATAAGGACATTATTGTAAATGAACTTTTTTCTACTAATCAAATTGAAGGAGTTAAAAGTAGTAAGCAAGAAATTGTTAATAGTATGAAAGAAATAAAAGAAAACCCTAAAAAGGTAGTAAGGTTTAAAAGTATGTTAAATTCGTACTTAGGTATTTTATACGAACAGAATGAATTACCTAAAAGCCCTAAAGATATTAAGAAAATATACAACATGATTGCTGAAGAAGAAGTTAATACAAGTGATAAACTTGATGGGGAATTATTCCGTAAAGATACTGTGAAGGTGGTTACATCAACTAATAAAATCATACATGAAGGTGTAAATCCTCACGAAAAAATAATTAACCATTTGCAAAAGTTATTAGATTTTCTAAATACCCCTAATAACATAGCATTGGTAATTAAAATTGCTATATCACATTATTATATGGGCTATATTCATCCTTTTTATGACGGGAACGGAAGAACTTCCCGTTTTATTAATAGCTTATATTTAGACAAAGAATATGATAACCTTACAGCTATTTCTCTATCCCGAGCAATAGACAATAATAAGAAGACTTACTACGATATTTTCGATAAAACAAATAGTGTGATAAACAAAGGAGAATTAAATTACTTCATCGATAATTTTTTGAAATTTATAAAAGAAGGCCAAAAAGAATTAATTGAAGAATTATCAATAAAAAAAGCTCAATTACATCATGCGAGCAAAAAAATTGGAAACGATCAGCTTCTTGAATCATTAACTGATAATCATAAAAGTATAATGTTTATACTGGCTCAAATCCAATATTTTTCATTGGAGGAAACTACAACAGTTCAAGAGTTGTCCGCTTACTTAAAGGTATCGGAGCAAACAGTCAGAAAATTGATGAATAAATTAATAGAATTAAAGTATGTTGATAAGAGCGGCATTAGACCAGTTCGTTATAAAGCAATAGAAGGATATTTCTAATTTTTTATGTTGTAATAAACTCATAAAACATCTTTAAACCGTACCTCAAAAGTTTATGATAATTAGAATATCAGATTTAACTTAAATGAGTAAATCGTTCAAACCACGTTCTTAATGGGCGTGGTTATTTTGTGTACACGTGTCAAATACGTGTCAAAATAGTTATAATCTTTTAGTTCTATTTAGAAAATAAATCTTTGAAAACACTGTATTTATGGCTATTTAGTTTTATTTAGAAATTTATTTTTATCCCTCCGTTTCCGTTATTTGCTTATACCTCGTTAAATCTCGTAAAACAAAACGTTGATTTGACGGGGTTTTGTTATATCTCGTTGTTTTCCGTTAGTTATTGTAAAACAACTTTTAGAAACACTAAAAACTTTGTTTCCAAGCTTGATGATTGGGGTGTATGTACAAGTGGTTGGGCAGGACACGTTAATATGGTAGTGGGGCCATTCACTAAAAATTAATGGTATGGTGTGGATCAAAATTGGTATACCGCTAGCAATACAGGAAACCCACCATATAAGATTAGACGCACATATTCGAATGGATCGCGTGGTGTAAGATACTTTGTTAGACCTCCTTTCGCTCCAGAAATCAAAAAACCATCACCGCAACCTTCAGTTAACGGTAAAGATAAAAGCGATGATAATCAATCTAAAGACAAGCAACCTTCAGAAACTAAAAAGACTTTTTGGAAAGATGTTACTCGAATTAAGTACACAACTGGCACTGAAGAAGTCACTTATCCTGAGAATATTTACCATTTTGTCGCTGATGGTAAGATAAGAAAAAACAAGCCTAAGGGATTATTGATTAGAAATGCTAGGACAATGAGTTCAGTTAAAGATTTATATAACACAAGATTAAAGTATAATCGTGAAGCTGTGTATCCTCATTGCAACAACCATTAG